ACTGGAACTACAACTACTACGATATCTTTGTAGAAAAAAAGATGCTCACCAAAGGTAAAGATCGTTTAGTAGAAAATACTTTAGGTCTTGTAGGAGAAGCAGGTGAGGTTGCTGAGAAAACTAAAAAACTTATTAGAGATAAAACTAGGTTTAGTGATGAAGAGATCTTACAAGAACTAGGTGACGTTCTCTTTTACGTTACAGCCCTATCTCATATCTACAACAGTAACATCAATGAGGTTATGCAATTAAATGTGTCCAAGCTAGACGGACGTGAAGCCAGAGGAACCCTAAAGGGAAGCGGAGATAAACGATGAAAAGTAACTACCTACCTACGGACTATCAGACCTTTATTGCAACCAGTCGGTATGCACGGTGGCTTGAAAAGGAGGGCCGTAGAGAAACATGGAGTGAAACAGTTGAGCGTTACATTGACAACATTGTGAAACCCATATTACCCGAATACAGCGGGAAGGAAGTTGAAGAGGGTATAGTTTTACACAGTTTAGATGGAGCATTAACAGGTTTAGAAAATCAAAGTGAGGTAGATAGTATACGCCACCACATCTTGAGCCTACAGGTTATGCCTAGTATGAGGTCAATGATGACAGCAGGTAAAGCTAGTATGCGTGACAATACTTGCATGTATAATTGCAGCTACCTACCCGTAGATGACCCTAAGTCTTTCGATGAGGCTATGTTCGTCCTGCTTTGCGGTACGGGGGTTGGTTTCAGTGTTGAGCGTCAGTTCATTAGTAAACTTCCTGATGTTCCTACCCTGTTCGATAGCGAAACTACGGTTGTCATCAAGGATAGCAAGGAAGGCTGGGCTAAAGGTCTCAGGCAAGTGTTGGCACTCCTTTGGGCTGGTGAAATCCCTAAGTGGGATGTTAGTAGAGTTCGTCCCGCAGGTGCAAGACTAAAGACTTTTGGTGGCAGAGCTTCAGGCCCAGCGCCCTTGATTGATCTGTTTAACTTTGCAGTTACTACTTTCAAAGTAGCTTCTAACCGTAAGCTATCTAGTATTGAGTGTCATGATTTGATGTGTAAGATTGGCGAAGTAGTTGTAGTAGGTGGTGTACGCCGCAGTGCTATGATCTCCTTATCCAACCTAAGTGATGACCGTATGCGCCATGCTAAATCAGGCAACTGGTGGGAGAGTTCTCCTCATCGTGCCTTAGCTAACAACTCTGTGTCTTACACAGAAAAACCAGACAGTATTGCGTTCATGCGTGAGTGGACAGCCCTTATGGAAAGTGGGAGTGGTGAACGTGGGGTCTTCAACAGAGAAGCATCAATTAAACAAGCTGAAAAGAATGGCCGTAGAGAGTCTTGCTACGAGTTCGGAACCAACCCTTGTTCGGAAATCATATTACGCCCGAATCAATTCTGCAATCTCTCAGAGGTTGTTGTCCGTGCGTCAGATGGTCTTGAAGATATTGCAAGGAAAGTCCGATGTGCCACTATACTTGGGACGATCCAATCAACCTACACACACTTCCCCTATCTGCGCAAAGTGTGGAACACGAACACAGCCGCAGAGCGATTGCTTGGTGTGTCTCTCACGGGGATAATGGATAACCCATTAATGACGATGACTAATGATGGTCTATCGGAAACATTGGAGTACCTGAAAGATGTTGCAGTATCTACAAACGCTGAGTTTGCTGAACGCCTTGGCATCCCTACTTCTACTGCTATCACTTGTGTTAAGCCAAGTGGCACTGTCTCCCAGCTTGTTGATAGTGCTAGTGGGATTCACGCTAGGCACAGCCCTTATTATGTACGTACTGTCAGGGGAGATAATAAAGACCCGCTCACCCAGTTTATGATTGATCAAGGTATCCCTAGTGAGCCTGATGTTATGAAGCCTGATGCTACTACGGTGTTTAGCTTTCCTATGAAATCACCTGACAATGCTATACATACCGTTGATATGACTGCACTAGAGCAGCTAGAGATGTGGCTAATGTATCAACGTCACTGGTGCGAACATAAGCCAAGCGTAACTATCAACGTTAAGTCAGACGAATGGTTTGAAGTAGGAGCCTTTGTGTACAAGCACTTTGATGAGATGTCTGGTGTATCGTTCCTGCCCTTCAATGAGCATACCTATCAGCAAGCACCTTATCAGGATGTAGATATTACAGCCTACCGTAATCTTTTATCTCTTATGCCTACTGCTATTGATTGGTCTAAGCTCTCTGAGTATGAGATTGAAGATAACACATCTGGTATGCAGACTATGGCATGTAGCGGTGACGTTTGTGAAATGGTGGACATAACATGAGTAAGAAACTTAACATACCTACTTGCATTAAGTTGCAGGTGGGTGTATAATGAATTATTGCTCTGTCTGTAAAATAGAAACTGAACAAGATGACTGTGAGATCTGTATGAAAAAAGTTGACAATGTAAATAGTCCTTCCCACTACAACAGTTCTGGTATCGAATGTATAGACGCAATGGAGGCTATGACTAACGAAGCGGTACTGCCCTCCTTTATCTCTTACTGCTGGTGTAATTGTTTTAAGTATCTTTGGCGATGGCCTTACAAGAATGGCTTAGAAGATTTAAAGAAAGCTCGTTGGTATCTTGACCGACTAATTGAAAGCCTAGAGGAGAAACAATGAGACCTTTTGAAAAAGGCAACTTAGATTTTAAAAAGGGCAACCTAGTAAATCCTTACTCTCGCACAAGTAAAGACAATAAAGAATGGGAGTATGGGTTTAATATAGCATACTTTGAAAACTTAAAGAAGGTAAAAGAGCGTGAGTCAAAAGGATAAGATAGCATTAGCCGAAGAAGCTAAAACCTATTCACGAAAGAAGCGAACTACAAAATCAATGAAGCCCCTCACTTCTCGAAGGTATCTGGCAGGACAAGCTCTGTCAGGGATACTCTCAAATAGTAAGGGGCAGATTCAAATGAATGAAGTTCGTAGAAGCGCATATGAATGGGCTGACTTTATGTTAGAGACTGACGAAGACTAAAGTTTTTTCTTAACTTTTTCTCTACTCTCTAAATAACTCTCTAACAGATTTAACTGTTGAAGAGATAACTCATCATATTCTAAATCCATTTTAGTTGACTCACTTAAAGTCCTCATTGCTAAGTCTACTTTTTTTGACGAGTACTTAGTCATAACGGCAATCATTTTTTTAAAGGTTTGATTATCTTCAGCCCCAGTCTCCATAGCAGCTAGGGTAGAAGCTCTAGCATTCTTTAACAGCGTATCAACCATTGACTTTCTTGTCGATAGTATCCCTGAGTCCACATCTCTTTGTAACATATCATCACCCTTTTTAAACTTAGGGTTCTTCAAAAGATTTGTAGCTTGAAACTCCACAAAAGCATTAAATATTTGATTATACCTATTACTGGCTTTTGCTGATCCAGACTTTCCCATAGACATATCAGCTTGGAAAGTAGGTAATCCTACCATATTCATAATCCTAGCTGTGTCTGTCAACTTAATTTCCCTAGAGCCAAGCATCTTGGATGCATCTGATCTATCATCACCTGTGGCTGCTCTAACCCTTTGTGGTGCTAAATCTTCTCCTCTGAAAACAGCAATCATCTGATCCATGTAACGAACACTATCGTTAAGCATACGAGAACCATCTCTACGATCTATCGCAGTATAGTCTTTACCCCTACCTAAACCTACAGCTAAGTTTACTGGGTCTAAGAAACGTGTGGCACCAGAGATAGCCTGTGATCCAATCTTAGCACCAATCTCTTGTAGCTTTAGTAGGGCATTCTTATCACCAGAGATAGCTGCCTCAAGGGTATCACCTAGGCCACTTGCTGTTTGATCTAGCTGTCTTGTTATTGCACCTAGGCCAATAGTTTCTCTTATTTGTTTCATTTCTCCTTCTGGCATTTGCTCACCATCATAATAATAAGAGAGTATTCTTGCCCCTGCTTTTAGGTGAGAGACAGGAAAGATAAACTTTTCGGTTGTTACTTCACCAGTAATATCACTCCTGCTTTGATCCCATGCCAAACCTTGCTTCCTGTAGTCAAGCTCATATTGAGCTAAGGTAGACACGGTTGCCCAGCCAACAGCACCGCGAGTAAGTAATTCAGCATACCCTTTATCTTTATATGCAACGCCTAAGCCTTTTGTTATTAAACCACCACCTGACATTTCTACCATAAAGTTTATCGTATTATTAAAGAAACGTCCGAAAGGTACTAAGAGACCTAGGCCGGGAGCATTACGAGCCTCTTCTATAACCTCTGCTATCATACCCACATCTTTGTATGACTTTGAGAAAGTTGCCCTCTGAGTCTCTGCTACAGCCTTAGCTAAAGATTGCTGATACTCTTTTGTAGCCATCATCTTATTAGCAGCACCGTCAGTATAGAACTCAGAAAAACTCTTGTCAAAAGAAACACGTAAGTTTTTATCCATCTGATACATAAACTCTTGTGACTTAGTAAAAACATCCTGTGCCTTAACAAAGCTTATCTTCTGGATAAAATCTACTGTCTTATCTGCACCAGCCGAAACATCGTAAGACTTTTTAGATGTAGCAAACCACTCAGTAGGGCTACCACCCATCATAACATTATCAGGATCAAATCCCCTAGACATCTTACTTACGTCTTCAATACCTCCGGGCAAAACCTCTGTAAGTTGTTGCAATGCCTTTGGCTCCAAGATAGAGATAGAACGAAAAGTATCTAGCGTCATGTTAGGATCAAA